CCCTAGGCTAAATCGGACACAACTCGATTATCACAGTCAGGCCCGCAACTAAAGACGGGTTACTTTCACGACTTGTGTGACGCGCCGGGTATATTTTCCGAGGGAATAACATTCATACCAAAAACGGGTGAATTCCTGACCTCACCAGAGCCAATTCGCCACTCGCCAAACTCACATAAGGCGGGGTTCAGTGTCATTTACGTTGGCACAACGGAGTCATCCGACTCAGGCGAACTGTGGAAACGCTTCAATACAGCCGAAGCTAAAAGTACCACCATGAAGAGCAGGAAGAAAACACATACTAAACACGGCGCCGAACCGCAGCGGCCGCTGGGGCCGGGGAAAAGGCACACGTGGCCGATTGAACGGCAGGATCAGGGTCCGGGTACTTCTCATCATCCGAATCGTCACCAACAGTCAAAAGTTGGCCAACGTCCAGCGGAATATGCGATGCAAGGGTGATGGGATAGTAACCGGTCATGGACACTTGCAACAATGCGTTCATGCTGCCAGACACGGGTAACATGCCGACAGTAGGAAAGCTAATCGTTGCCGTCCCAGAAGAAGAGGGCTTTGAAATCAAAAACTTATAACAACCATTGGTAGAGCTTCCAGTGCTGGGATAGCATTGTGCAGACACAAAGGTCGTAAGTGTGCTTGTGGGAAAAGGTAAGTTTGTTGACAAAGCGCAATTCGTGAGCGTCAAAGTTGGTACGACCATGTTCACACCAACGCTCGTGTTGAAGAAAAGGTAGTCGACCTCATAAACACCAGACACTCCACTGGGCAACACCAAGGTGTTAGCAGTGGAGACATTGAGTCCAATGTTGTCAAAGGAAGACACTGCGCCCGAAAAAAGGCTCCCTGGAGTAGGGGTAGCCATTGAGTATTGAGCACTCTCGGTGCTCAAAGATACATTCAACAGCTTGGGTTCCATCAAATCAACATCATATGTGATATACAATCGGCCCAACTGGACACCCGCACTGGGCATGCCATAAGTGGCGACGAAAATATTCGCATGATCATAGTCGTTGATAGAAGCGCCTGAAGGCACAGGGCCAGCGCGCACAAAGTACTGATTGCGATGCACGCGCGGGTCACACTCCACCGGAGCCATACCGTCCACAGAAGGCTTCACAGCCATGACAAATTTCAGTTGCTCCATTTGTACAAATGTGGAAGGAGCGGCAGCTGCGACGTTCATGTCACAAGCAATAGACACCGTGCCCATAGAAGTAAATGTGGCCACGGCATCTGTAAGCGAGGACTTGAAAACGACAACAGCACCGTTCACACGGTACTCCGAGAAGTTTTCGGCAATATTGGATAGCCACGGGAAAGTGGTTGAATTGCCGGGTTGCAGTGGGTACGACACCAAGTTGAACGCTGTCGTAGAGTTGACGAAACCGAGGAATTCCGTATGCTTGACATTGAATCCACGGTCACGCAGAGTGGTCATCTGGGGAATCTGCCCATCAGAGGAGACCACAGTGTTTCCGCTAACTGTCCAAGGCATCCCGTATGCCCCGAAACCCACAAATTTTGAGACTTGGGCGCCGATCCGCCGTCCGCCAAGGCGGTTGCCAAATGAGTTGCCAATGGCGCCACCAAGTTCGCGCAGCCCCACAGCGGCGGTACGCTTACCAGCGTCCACCATGTCGGTGTAGAAACTGCCACGCCCGCGGAGGAATCGTCCTCGCGCGGGTTTCCGTTTCCCGTTTCTGGCACGGGGGGCCTTTCGTTGTTTTGTAGAAGGAACGAAGTAATTCGGTCTGGGTCGCTCGTTGCGCTAACCAAACCTATCGAAATACCTACCAAGCCTATATTTTACGAGCCGCACGGTGTAGGTCTAGGGCACAAATGGCCCTGCTCGTCAGTCCGAAGGCGTTGTCACCATCATTTATATTTCGACATAATATGGCGACAGGATCCGACGGAGAGTGCGAAGGAAAGCAGAACACTTCAACTCACTCGCCTGTTTTGGTGTCAATCCACCCCAAAAAGCCGCCACAGCGGGGAAAAATCTTCATT